CAAATGCGTTATCAGAATTGACCACTTTTAAACCTGTACCGGCAAACGCAGATTGTGTTACAAATGTTTTACCTGAACCTGGTCCACCAGCTAAAAAGAAAGCCTTAAAGATACCTGGGTCATAGACACCTTCAGTTAGATATTCTTCGTATATGGTTCTAAAATGTTTCATTTTTTTCTAGGTACACTATTGATTTCAAATATAATTTCATCAGCTATCTTTTCAGGTGTACTTCCTTCTGCAGTAATATTTACTATTTCATCTTTATAATAATCTAATAATGGTTTTGTTTTTTGATGATATACTTTTAATCTATTTTTAATAATCTCTGGTTTATCATCAGCACGACCTCTTGCTGTTAATCTTCTTATAACTTCTTCTTCAGATACTTTTAAATTAAAGATGTGGTCATATCCAATATTTTGTTGTTTCATCTTTTCAGCTTGTTCTACACTTCGTGGAAATCCATCAAAGATATAACCTGATTTAGCATCATCTTGTTGTAATCTTTCTTTTACAGCTTTAATCACAATACTAGTCGGCGCAAACTCACCTTTAGATAATAATTCTTTTACTTTACGACCATCAGGTGTATCTTGTTGTGCTAACTTTCTCATCATATCACCTGTGTAGATATGAGGTATCTTTAATTTCTCAGAGATGATTTCTGAATAAGTTGATTTACCTGAACCTGGTCCACCAATCATAATAACTCTTGTCATTTTTTGTTCCAATAAAAAGTTTAAAAAAGTTTTCATTAACTATGCTCCTGCCAGTTCAACGCACCTACGGCGTCATCATTATTTGTTGTTGCTCGTATCGCAACTGTAAATATATCACCTGTTGAAGAACCTAAACTTCTTGTTAATTGTAATTGATGATTTAAAGATGAAAAATCTACTGTAGAAGAACCGCCTTTTGTGTTACCCACAAATACACCTTCCATAATTTTTGTACCACCAGATAATGCTGTTGCTGATAAATCATATTCAATATTACTATCTGAACCTGCCGATACCCAACTAGCACCAGTTAAACTTGTGACATTTACATAAACTTTGTATTGAAAAGCTGCTTGTTGTAGTCCGTATAAGTCAGTAAATTTTGGAACAACAACACCGTCTGTTCTACCACTTCTTAATCTAATACTGATTAAAGGTGTGTCTGCTGTATCTGAAATATTTTTACCTGTGATTGCTGTTGATACGGAACGAGATATAGAAGTATTATTATAACCACCTTCACTCATTACACTTGAACAAATTTGTTTTAATGTTGATGATGAACCTGTGTCATCTGTATTTGTAATTTCATATCGTATTGGTAAAGTGGCCGTTGTTATATAAGTTGATAAACCATCATAACTAGCATCGCTAGTATTTGCGTGATGAAATATGTGTACTGGTATAAACTGACCATTGATTACAAAACCAACTCTTACTGAACCTACACCTAACCATTCAAAATCTGACCAAAATATTTGTGCCTTTGTTAAATCTAAAGTATAACCAGAAACACCATCACCATCTAAAGCGTCAACATTCCAATTAGCTTGTAAAATTCTTGTATTAACTATTGAACCTGTTACTTTACTTCTTTTTACAATATAAACACTATTGTTTTCTTGTTCTAAATAAACTCCATTTTCAGCGCCAAAATATCCAACTCTTTGTCTTAAATAAGTTTTTGGTTCATTCATTACAAACGTGTTTAAAACTAATAATGATTTACCTGGTTGATAACTGAATACTCTTTTTGTTTCTCTTATAATACTATCACCTGAAGATTCACCAACAGTTATATCCATTAGTCCTTGATTAGCATTATGAGCTGAACCAGAGTTTCCTGAATTATCTGTTTCACTTTCTGACCACTTATCTGTGTTATCATCATATCTCAATGATGAATCAAAAAGTGTGTGCGGTTCTGAAGTTCTTAATCTTCCAAATGCGTCATTAGAAGTAGAACGATTTGAATAACCTATTGCTTGTGTGATAGTAACTGGAAAAGGATTTTCTGTTGTAACAACTTCTCCATTTTTATTGGCAATCATTGGTACTTCAAAGACAGTATGATCGTGTCCTCTTGGTCCAAATACTTGTAAGTCTTTTCTAAAATTTGCCATTAGTTCCAACCTTTCGGCATTGTAAAGTTTGCTCTACTAAATTCCATTCTATCGACTAACTTCACAGCTCCAGCTTGTCTATCAACAGCAACAAATCCTTCAGGTGCTGTAACACGATATCCTTTTGATGTTTTTAAAAAATGACCGATACTTTGTATTTCATTCATCTTACTAATTAAAAAGTTCTTAGCGTTTTGTAGTGTAACGTGTGACGCAATTGCAAAGTACAATGCTTGTTTATTTCTATCTATAAATCTTAAATTAGTGTTTAATATATCTCTATACTTTTGTTTACCACTTTCAGTTTTTCTTGCATCAATTTCTTGTTTAACTATGTTCTGGTAATAATCTCTAAACATATCTACAAGATTTTTTACTTTCGCCATATGACCTTGAGTGTTTTTAATGTAGTAATTAAAGAATGCTTTTAATCTAAATCCAACTGATAGTGCATCGCTTGTTTTACTCATCTCATCTAACAAAGGTCCTGCTTTGGATAATGAACCTTCTGCCATTCGTATTCTTGCGTTAAAATCACTTAACTCACTTGTAGTTAATTTTGCTGAACCTGATACATCTCTATACGCCGCAGACGCTAAAAAGACATTTGAAGCTGATCCTCTTACTGTACCAAATCCTGCAGTCATACTATCAAGTGTCTTACCAGAATATTTAGTGTGAAATACAATACCCATTCTTGCTCGACTAATTTGTTTACCTAAAGATGAATTTACTGGAACTGCATATGTAATTGTATTAGGTGTAAAAGTAATCATACTTTCACCATCTATGTTTGCTATTTTTAAATCTGATTGTGAGAAAAGAAAATCGCCTTGTAACACACCTGTAATACCAAGACGTGAAAGTTCTCTTAATGCGATAATTAATTTATCTGCAAGATCGCCAGAGTGATTTCTTCTTACATCACCTGTTGTATAATTGACTTTTGGAGTTTTATTAAATACTGATTTAGTACCAACAAAGAATTTACCGTTCTCTGGATTGACCCCACAAATAATAGCAGGTGCGCCATCCCATTTAACAGTCGTATTTACTTTAGCTCCACTTTTACCAGCGAGCATATCTCTTAACGACTTTAGAAAGTTAATCGCATTTTGACCACCTTTAGACCCATCATTAATGATAGAATCTTCTAAGTGCTCTAAATGAGTATTCCTTTCACTTGTAATAAATCCCTTAAAACTAAACATTTCTCTCTCATTGTTCCCATAACTATAATCACTTGTTCCATATAAATCAACGTTATTTACTTATATTTATATATAAAAATTTTGGAATACCACCTTGAGATTGCCATACTTTATGTTTATTTTGGAAGTTAACTAACTTATGAGCATCTTCTTCAAAGAAATATTCCGCAACAACTTTTTTATTTGGGTATTCAATTACTTGCCATATAAAATCTTTACCTCGTTTTACCATCTTTTTACGATAGTTTAAGTCTTTTATATTGCGATTTCCAGGTCTTTGATCGCCTTTATGAAATCTTACTTTTTGTAATTTTTTTCTTGCCATTTTACTATTCTATCTTCTACACAACCTAACCAAAAGTCGTATGATTTTTTGTCACCCTCCCAAAATATTTCATCTCTCTTTCTCATCTTTCCAGAATTTCTTAATTCTTGTATGGATTGTAGAGATGGTATTTTCATTAAACAATTTTCATATCCCAACTAATAATTCTTTTTAGTTTAGCAGACTTACTAGGTTCAGTAAAGTGTCTAATAAATTTTGGTAATACTACAATCTGTCCTTCTTGTACAGGTAATGGATAGTAAATAGTTCTATCACTATACCAATCATTCCAAGGTTGAATGTATTGTGTGACACCTGCTTTGTTGTCCATTTGTAAGTATAAGATACCTGTTAGACCTACTGATCCGTGATCGTGTGGTGTGTGATACTCACCTCTTTTATATGATACTGACCATATATCTTCTATCTGAATATCTTTTTTTATTTTTTGTGATAACATATTTAATTCTTCACCACAAATATTAGCAAAAGCTTCTGCTAAGTTACTTCTATCACTTTGTCTATTAGTAGCAAACGTTTGCATACCGTGTCTTTTTTCAGGATATCCTTTTAACAAAGTGGTAAGAGTTTTCTTCTTTTCACTAAAGTTTAGTGTAGGAATTGTCCAGTAAGGTATTCTGAACAGTGTTTCTTCAATCATTAATTTATCTCCTTATCTTCAGGTATAATTTCTTCTCTATAATCTATACCTATTTTTTCCATAACAGTATTAAAGTCTTCTTGTATATGCCAAAAGTTTTCTTTTGACCAAAGAGCAACTTTATCTTTCGCTGTCAAGTCTTTATATATTGTGACTATGTTATCCACATTGATAACAATATCTCTACCCTCGAAAGGTGGGTTCGCATTTGTAAATACTACAAATTTTGCCATTATTTACTCCTATATTTTAAAGTCAGAAAACTTATCATAGCTTTGTTCTGGCGTTGGATAACTTTCTACTTCTTTGGTTTGGTTACTATCTACTATATTTTGTGCAGAGTTTTCTACATCATATAATCTCATTTTTGCTCTATCTACACCAACGATAAAAGATTTGTTCATAGTTGGGTCATTATATCTATTCTTTAATTGTTTTACTTTCATTTGTCCTAACGATTCTAATTCTTCATTAGACATTAACGCAAACATAAAGTCAGCAGTTGCTGGTAAACCAAAAGACTCTGATGTATCTTCTAAACCAATATCTGTACTTACAAAACCTGTTCTTGTAGTTTGTGTTGCACTAAAGATTGGAAAGTTAAATTCAACAGCAAGACCTCTTAGTTCTTCTGCGATTGCTTTAATATAAAAGTAAGATGATATGTTACCACCTTTAAAACGACTTGACGCACAAATATTTAAATAGTCAATGAATACGATATCGGGTTTAAACGATTTCTTTAGTGATAGTTCATTTAATAAACTTCTAAAGTGACCACTATGTGCTGACGCAGTAGGATATTCTTTAATGATTAACTTACCTGTTGTTTTCTTTTGTAATTTAGAAACTTTATTATCATATAGTTCTTTTGGCATTGCGTGTAAATCATCAATTGTAACATCAAACAAATTCGCATCTATTCTTTCAGCAATTCTTTCTTCTGCCATTTCTAAAGTAATGTACAATACATTTTGACCTTGTGTTAAAAAGTTAGCGGCACAATGACACATAAACAAAGACTTACCAACACCTGTACCAGCCAATGCGATATTTAATGTTTTACTTGGTACACCACCTTTTGTAATACGATTGAAATAGTTTAAATCAAATGGATAACGTTTTTCTTTTGTGTGATACCAATTAAATCTATTTTCAGCGTCAGCAATATAATCGTGCCCAATATGATTATCAAAACTAACTGCCAAAGCATCAGCAAGAATACCTGGTATCGCTTCTTGTGTTCTTACTTTATCTTTGTTATCTAATATTTTAATACCATCAAGTACAGCGTTATGTACTGCTCTATCTTTACAAAACTTTTCTGTGGTATTTAATAGCCATTGATTATCAACTTCTTCATTTGATATTGCTGTGATAAGTTCTTTAACAGATTTATATTCTTCTTCGTTAATATCTTTACGAGCATTTAATTCAATTAAGATTGTTTCTTTTGTAGGTAGATTTTTATATTCATTAATAAACTTATTAACTTCTGTAAACAAAAGTCTTTCATCTCTCTTTGTAAAATAAATGTCTTTTAAAAAAGGTATAACTTTCCTAGTGTATTCTTCATTAAAGAAAAGATTACGTAAGATTGTTGTTTCTATTCTCTCGTTATTTGTCAATGATAAGTGTTCCATTTTCTAATTGTTGTTCAACTAATTCTACTAATATGTCACCGATATAATATCTAAAGTCCTGGCTTTCAACATCAACCTTTTCAGGATTTTGAAAAATATCATAAGTAAACTTTAAGGGTATTTGCCCTTGTTCGTTTTCTTCAGGTGCAAACTTTACTTGATTGTATTTGTAAATTACACCTTCGTATTTACCTTCAACTAATTTGATACAGGTAAAGTCATCACCTTCTCTTTGAGCGAAAGTATAAGGTTTACTCTGTTTCTTCTTCTGATCCGTAGCTGAATTTTCGTTTTGCGACTTCATCTATCTTATCTAATACCTCTTTTGTAAAATACTTTTCAGGTTCATCATTAATATTTTTACCAAAGACTTTTGAGCCATCTGGCATTTCATATCTTGTTGATACTTTCTTAAACAAACCAGCTTCTTCAGCAAGTTCAATAAGACCGTAATATTTGTCTAACCCTTTTTTGTAAGTTAGTTTGACATCTATTTGTGCGTTTTCTTTTGTTAACCTTGATTTGTAATTTTTACAATGTATGATATTTCCAACGACCTCGGTACCGTCTTTTTCTTTTCTCTTACCAAGATAGATGATTGATGATGCAGCGTATTTTAAACCACTTCCGCCACCCATTTCTTTTTGAGGGAACATTGAACCTATGACATCATAAGTGTGGTTCGTCATAATCATTGGTATATTTGCTTTACCAAGTTTCAATGTTAATACTCTAAATGTTGATTTAACAATTTGTGAACGAGTCATATCTCTAGTTTCTTTACCAGCGGCTGTATCTTCCATTTCTTTTGTAGTGGATAACATACCTAAACTATCTAATACAAACATCAAAGGTTTTCTTTCTTTTTCTGGTTGTGAGATATACTTGTCTAAAATCTTTATGGATTGATTTCTAAATTCTTGTACTGTGGCAACTGGAACGATTACCATTCTCTTACTATCTACACCACGACTTTCAATCATTTCTTTTGAGATGGCACTTTCTGATTCAAAGTAAATAACGCCAGCGTCTTTATCTATATCTAAAAAATGTTTACAAATACCTAATGCGAAAAATGTTTTACCTGTTGCGGCTTCACCAGCGATTGCTGTAATCTTGTTTCCTGGCATACCACCATAGATACTACCTGATAACAATGCATTAAAAGCATATGAGCCAGTATCAATAAAAGTTGTTACGTCTGCACTATCAACACCATCACTTACCAGTGAGGCGTACTCATTACCTGTTTCTTTAATTATGTCCTTTAGAAAATCGCTCATATTCTTTATACTCCTGTTCCGTGTAAGATATTGTATACCATTTGATACCTATATCATAACATATTTTTTTGATTTTGTCAAGTTCTATTGCTGGAAAACTATGTGTTAAATAATTATTGTGAGATTTATATATTGTTATCATCATTAATATACTTTTCAAAGTCTTCTTTCCATTTATCACGTGCCTTTACAACCACAGGTCTACCCTTTGGTTTTGGTAGTTCCTTAGGCATATTTGGATCGGTTTCCCATTCAAATCTAAGTGTGGGTTCACTTGGTACCCAATCAGTATGTGGATCTTCGTATTCTTCAGATTTTATTCTGGACCAAAGTAAATCTTTTATATCATCTAAAGACAACGCTCCAAATTCATTATGTATTCTATTTTCAAATTGTTCTGCCATTCTATGTATAACTTCTTTATTATATTGGACTTTTCTTTGATAGTCCCAATATTCTTTTAAGTCGTTATATTCAGCTTTGTTGATTGGCATTACCATATATTTATCTTTTAATAGCAATAACACCTACAAAGTTAAAGTTTTGCCAGAACGTATGTATTTCAAAACCAGCGTCTGTACACATTTTGTATAGTTC